GAATGCTGCGATGATCTGGAGGCCCCCGTAGCCGGTGTTGGCTAGTGCGGTGCGCTCGTTATCAAGCATGAACTCCAGATAGCGTATAGCATGTTCGGGTAATTCGATTTGATAGTATACCATGTCGCCTCAACCTCCCGCCGTATCCGCTATAAATTCTATGGTAAGCCCGCCGTCTTGATACTTTTCTGATACAAGCCCAGCCTCAATCATGGCCTCTGCCAAATCCAACAAGGCCATGTCGCGATGCTCGCGGTAGTGCTGCCCTCGCGGCTTGCTGTCCCGATATTGGCTAGGGATGCGGCGCACGATCTTCATGGCCGGTCACCTTCGGCAAGGAATCTGCCAGCACGCGCCAGATGCTTTTGAGCCGCAGTCCACTGCCCACGGTCCTGGCAACGCACTGCGGCTGCGAGCGCCTTGTCGATCAAGACTTCCTTGGCTGCGGCATTCGTAAGCATCGTTAGCTCCCTTGCTGTGCCACCCTTTTATGTGTGTGGTTTGCGGGTGTCAACACCTAAGATCGGGTGTCACATGGGTTATTGTTGGGGGTGGCAACCGGGAGGAATCGCCACCCCATACACCAGCACTATGCTGGTGCTTATCTCGGTTCGGACCAACGCACGCCGTTCTCACTACCCCACGCGCTGATAAATTCCATGATGTCCGACATCTGCCCTTTGGTGAGCCGCGAAGACGAATGGCCGATGGGGAATGGCCTGCCCTCTAGATCGTTCTCGAATTGCACTTGGTGGCCGAACGACTGGAGAAAAACAGCCTTCCAGCGCTCCGGTGTCATCTTGCGGCCCTGGGGTTTGGACCTGCTTACGTCGCTGAGCATTGCCCAGAAACGGGCGTTTTGCTCGCCAGACCGGCTTTCCTCACGGATATTGACCGTTGCGTTGGGCGGGGCCGCGTCAATCAGCTTGTGGGCGAATTGGCGCTGGCTATCGCCTACTAAGCGGATGGTTTGGCCGTTCACCGTACCCGCTCGCACTTGCGCGCCAAGACAACAACATTCTCCCACGGCTGCACGGGACGCAACCGACAAGCGCGTCGTCCGCGCATCGAATATCCTAGCGATAGCCAGAAATCCAAGAGCCATTGGCGAGGCCCCAAGAAGCGAGCCTCTTCCGGGCATCCTTCCGGCCATAGGGCATAGCACGGCTTAGTCATCGTCGCATTCCTCTGGAGGTTCTGGCAAGTGCGCCCAGCGTGCAATGTCGGCCTCGGTTGGCCTGCGTACCCGGCGCAATTCATACATGCCGCTCGAAAATGGCAAGCCTTCCGGAATGCGAAACCGCGCCGTCATGCTTGGCAGATGCACGTCGAAAATCATTGCTTCAAATGGGCCGTCGTTCATCTTTCCCTCTCCCGCCTTGCCTGTTCAATCTCGCGCCGCTTGGGCGATGCGGCAACGAACGCCTCGATTAGATCGCCCACATTCCTGCCGCGCCAAAACGTATGTTCGCCCACCCGATGCTGCCGGGCGTGACACCCCGCCAAGCTTCCGCAGAGGCTTACCGTGTTCCAATCGTCAGGCTTTTGGCCCATTCCTGCGCCAGAGCCTAAACGGACGTGAGCAACCTCGATAGCCACCGTTGAGCCGCACACACTGCACGCATGACTGCGAACGAAGTTGCAGTGGGCCTGCGAGCGCCACCTGGACGCTCGCTTAGGCTCTTTGGGGATGCGTTTGGGTAACATGGTCAAAACGGTGTAAAGTCGCCGTCGAGCGGATCATCGCTCGAAACCCATCCACCCGCGTCCGCGCCCGTCTGCGTGGTGGATTCGCCCTTGTTGGTAACGAAATCCACCTCATTAACGCGCACGTCAAGTTGGGGTTTTCCCTCATATTCTCCGAGCGAAAACTCGCCTTGCACGAACACCTTCGCGCCCTTGCGTAGATATTGCTCAAGCGTAACGGCTCGCTTGCCCCATACAGAGCAGCGAAACCAGTTTGTTGAGGCGCGCTCGCCCCACCCCTGTTTTACGCCGACTGAGAAGCCGAGAACGTCATCACCACCTTGGGTTTTGCGGAGAACGGCATCCTTGCCAACATTGCCCGAAATACAAATCTGCTGCATCAACCTGCCCTCAAAACATTAGTTTTCCACGAGTCATCCGCGCCGACAAGCGCGACTTGCTCTTCGATTTCTTTCTTCATGCCAGCGAAATCCGCACCGTCGCCAAGCCAGAAGAATTCTGCCTCTTCCTCAACCTGCCGTACCAGCGCCCGGTTTTCGTCCAGGAACGATTGCAGCATGGCGTCATCGCCACATGCCTTTAGCTCGCGCACGAATGTTCCGCAGGCAATGCGCAGGGCAGCACGGGTAGTGATCGGCCCCTTGAGCTTCTCGGGCTGCGTTTTGGCTGGCTGGGCTGCGGGAGTTGCCGCCACCTCATGCGTAACTCCGTCCGCATCGTTATCACCCTCAGTCGGGATAGCGAACGCCATGAAGGCCGCATATTTGTACGCTGCGCTCATCGCCTTGTTGGTCGCCTTGTCCGCGCTGTCCATGGCCTCACCAGAGGTGCGGACGGTATGCATGGAGCCATCCTTGGCCGCGACGAAATCGAACTCCACGTCAACGCAGACGTAGAATAGCGGTGTGCCGGATTTGGTCACTCGTTCGGTCACCTCCCGACTCAGCACGCGCGGGAGGATGCAAAGCCCGTGTGAGGCAAGCAGCGGGGCTAGCGCGTTGTAAACCGCGTCGATCCCTCGGAAGCGATAGCGCTGCTGTTCGTTCTTGCCGTCTTTGGCGATGCCGGTCTTTGCCAGCTCGCCTTGTACGGCGGCAATGGCTTTGTATACCTCTGTCATGTCTTAGTCCTCTGTTCCTTGGGTTGCCTTGGCGATGGCGGCGCGGATTGCTCGCAATAACCCGATGCTCACCGTCACGGCGTCCTCATCTGTCAATGGCCCGCCTAGCGCGCGCTCTGCCGCACCAAAGCTGCTCAAAGCCATTGTCAGTTGGGCATCGAGGGGTAGGCAGGCCTCCAGCAAATCCGGCGCGGCAGCGATCAGGCGGGCGTTGGCATGCATTTCCTCGGCTGGAATCTCGCCATATGGATGCTCAAGATCGTCACCCCAAACCGTATTAGCCCTAGCTACCGGCTGATCTGCGGGGCGTGACCATACTTGCCCGCACGAGCAATTCCCATCGCCGCACGCTTGCCAAGGCCCTGGAGTATGGGCCATCACGTAAGCAGCCAGACAACCAGCACACCAACAGCAATCCCTGCCAGCAATGCACTCCAGTTTATCCCAGACACATCCTTATCAATCTGTGTCCTCCCATAATCAGCAGCATTACGACCCCCAGCTTGGTTAGGGTGTGTGAAGTAATTACGGTTCATGGCTTTTTCTCCAGAACTGAAACAAGGGTGCGGAGGCGATCCAGCGGCCCGTACAGGTACTCATCGCCGTTTTCGTCGTATTCGGTCAGAAGCTCTTTTACGGCCTCGATTAGCCGCTCTTCCGCTAGGGTCATTTTCGTATCTCCACATTTAAGACCCGGACTTATATCAAGTAGGGTGCTGTCTAGTAGGTTAGACCATTGACGGGTTCTCATGACCCTGATGCCAATTCTCGACCACGCTTGAGGGCAGCTAAGATTAGCCGCATCTTGTGCGTGTCGTCGTTCAGGCCTTTGCGCCAACCCTCGGGCCGCATAATCAGCATGGGTGAAGTGGCGGGCTCCACGCAGCAAGCCGCGCCAATTTCCCTTGCCATCATCAAATCGGAGTCGGGGAGCAGCACCTTGATGGCGCACGCTTCGGCGTACAGGTGTTCGACTTCCTTGGCGTAATAGAGGCTCCCTGAGTCCCAGATGCCCCGAACAAGCGCGGCCATCCGCTCCACCAATTCAGGTGCGATCTGCTCCTGCGCGCTCATTCCGAAGGCTCCTTCCAAAATGGGCACGGCTCAGCATTGCCCCACCTTGGTTCGTCGGTAGCTTCGATATGTCCGCGTTCGATTTCATCCCTGAGCCACTGTGGTAACGGCTTACGGGTGTATTGAAGGGATATCTCTGCTGCTATTGTTAGGATGGGGTCAGTCATTGGGCGTCTCCCCTTCGGGGATTGCGCTTTCGCCTACGGCTGAGCCGCCATGCGTCTCATCGCTTCGCGCTTCAATCGCGGACGCGGGCAGGATCGGAACCTCGCTACAGGTATAATACACGTGACGATCATAGCGATGAAGGTCGGGCTTATCGCCCCCACTCAGTTCCATGTATCGGAGGCCGTCTGGGGTGCCCTCGTACAACTTGTCGCTGTCATCCCAGCCGCCATCCATAGCCGTAAATGTAACGGCCAGCCCGCGCTGCAAACGGTCAAGTTCGATCACAACTGCCTCAGCCTCACCCTTGGTTGAGCAAAGTACAAGCGGCCATTCGGAACGGTCGCTGTACTCCCCCTGAGAGGCCCAAATGAGCCAATACGCGTTAGGGATACCACTCTGCGAAAACGCGTCAGCGGTTGAGGCCGTAGGCTGGCAGCCCGGCTGCGAAGCAGCAACGCCATTATCCTCGCAAGTCATTGATAATACTCCCTATAGCCCCTTATAGGCTTGATGATTGTTAGAGTGTGGGTTCGCGTAGGAAAGAAAGCTGCTCGGCGATATGCTCCAGCGCTCGTTTCAAATCGCGGATACGGTTGTCAGTAAGCTTGTTGCTCGCCAACGCCTCAACAACCGAGGCCTGCGCGCAGGCTATCTGTGAGTACAGCCCGCGCACCTTCCAATTTTCTTCATCGGTCATCGCAGTTCTCCCGTCTCGTTGAAACGGTTATGCCCAAAGAAATATGCACCGTCAACCCTTGCAACGAACTTTTTTATGTGCGATACGATCCGGCATGATGATTGACGCAACAATGATGGCCGTGCGCGCCTTCCTTCAAGGGGGTGGTTCCAAACAGAAACTAGCGGAGGCCTCCGAGCTTCACCGCAACACGCTGGCGGACATAGATGATCCTGCCTGGATGCCGACAACGCGCACGGTCATGAAGCTGAGCAAGGGCCTTAAAAGGATGCGAGACGAACAATGAGCGACGTTTCGGAAATCCCGATAGCGACTTGCTAGAGCGCGCCGTTAGGGCCGCAAGGATTGGGCGCTCATATTGTCCGCGCTGGGCTGCTGTCATGGCTCTGACGGGCCTTGGCTCAACATACAGCCGCCAATTGTGCAGGCGTTTCGATCTAGACCATGACGAAAAGGTTCGGCGGAAATGACTCTGTTAGCCAAACTAGACGAACTTGAAGCTGAGAGGTTGAAATGACACAAGAGGAATGGTGCGGGCGGTTCGTTCAACACATGCTTGACCGTGCAGCGCCCCGCGATCACTTCGATGATGGCGAGCTAATCCTTGATTACGCCGAGGCAACGGCTCTGACCTATTGGGAAACCGAATGGCAGCGCGAGCTTGGGCCGGAGGAGTGCGCCGATTCCGACATGAGCTATTGGGGTGAGGAATGACCCGCCGCCTCATCGCCAAGCCGGAAACCGCCGAGGAGCTAAAGGCAATCATGCGTGATTGGCTCTATTCCGGTGATTGCTACTGGGGTGATTTCGAGAAGGCTGTTGCCGCCTTGATCGGAGAGGACGCATGACCGAACTCCTCCTCACTCACATCATCACACCCGGTTATAGAACCCTCTCTCGTGAAGCTAGATCAGTATTAGCTAGAGAGGCTTGGGAAGATGTGAGGGCGGCGCAGTTGAGGCGCGCTCGTGAGCGGTTTGACCGATGACGCCGCCGCCTGACCTTCCCTGCCCGATCTGCGGCAAGATCATTAGCGATGAGGAGTATGTGGTGAATTGGGCTTCGTGTTCTGATTGCTACTCAAAGCACGTCAACGCGTATTTCGAAGCCAACCCGCACGGATTTCCTGATGGCACGTAAGCCCACAGCCCCAATCTCGCTTCCCGGCACAAGCGAGCCTTACACACCGGCAATGATAACCAATCTGCTGCGCGCCATGCCGGATGATCGGCTACGGGTAGCCAAGCCCTATGACTTCCAGCGCTGGCCTACACGCAAGATCGTACCCGGCAATGTCATACGTGAACTTATCGCAAACGAAAAAGCCAGGAGGAAATGATGGCGAAAGAACGCCCACTTACTGACGGCCAAATCCAATGCCTGCTTCTAGCAGAGCCAACGATGTTTGGCGATATCAAGATCGTTGAGGGCCTGTATGCCCGCAGCGTGTCCGGCCTGCGTAAGCGTGGATTGGTGGAGGGCAATCTCCCGCACGCCTATCTGACGGAAGCCGGAAAGGCGAAGCTCGCGGAGGTGGCAAATGTCTGACATCACGCTGGCGCTTAGCGGTATGGCGAGAGATTATGAGTTCGCTTTGGAAGAGGCCATGGCCGCGATGCGAGACTATTACGACACCAGTAGCGAGGCGCGAGCGCTCATATCGGAACTGTTCGACGCATTCCGATTGGCTGAGTTGTGATCGTAACAATCCCATGGCCCGACAAAATACTAAGCCCAAACGCGCGCAGCCACTTCCACGCCAAGGCTAAGGCCACCAAGCTTTACCGTGATGCCGCGTATTGGCTCGCTAAGCAGGCTCAGAGCGTCGTTATGGCAAGCGATGGGGAAATCATGCTCAGCATCGTTTTTCGCCCCCCTGACAAGCGCAGGCGCGATCTGGATAACATGCTGGCGAGCATCAAGGGCGCGATTGACGGGATTGCCGACGCACTGGAGGTAAACGACCAACGCTTTGCGATCACTCTGCGCCGTGGCGAGCCGGTCAAATCCGGTGCCGTGATAATCACTATTGAGGAGATGGTAGAATGAAATACATGGGCAGCAAAAACCGCCATGCCCGCGATCTACTCCCGATCATTCTTGAGGGGCGCAAGCCGGGGCAATGGTACGTCGAGCCTTTCGTGGGCGGTGCCAATATTATCGACAAGGTTCCCGGCAAGCGCATTGGCGCTGACACGCATCGCTACCTCATTTCTCTGTGGCAAGCCGTTTCGTCCGGCTGGGAGCCGCCTTCCGATGTTAGCGAGGCTGAGTATGCATGGTGCAAAGATGAGCAGTCACGCGCTAGCCATCTGAGCGCCAACCCTATGATGCCACTCATTGGGTTCGTGGGCTTTGGCTGTTCCTATAGCGGCAAGTGGTTTGGCGGATACGCGCGCGGCAATGACACTTCTGGTCAGCCAAGAAACTATGCAGCGGAGTCCGCCCGCAACATACTGAGGCAGGCCGAAGCCTTGCGTGGCGTTGAGTTTCGCTGTTCGTCTTATGACGCGCTCGAAATTCCGCCAGCGTCGATCATTTATTGCGATCCGCCTTATGCTGGAACGACTAAATACGCCTCAGGCGCATTCGATCATGTCAAATTCTGGCAGTGGTGCGAAGCCAAGGTTGTCGAGGGCCATACGGTATTTGTTAGTGAATACACCGCACCAGAGAGCTGGGAATGCGTTTGGTCCAAGCAGGTGAATAACACGCTAACCAAGGACACCGGCTCCAAGCAAGGCGTCGAGCGCCTTTTCACAAGGAAAGCATGACCATGAACACCTTCCCCACGCCTGTAGGGGCGTTACGTCCTGTTGCGATACCTTTGGGGGATGAGGATTATGTCCCTTGGAATGCTTTGGTTATTCTTTGGAATGCTGGGAGATTAGTTAAATGACTGAGGACGTTGCTGCTTCGCAGCCGGGCTCTAGCCCTGACGGGTCGAGCCCTACGGTCTCGCCGGTTCCCGCTACGATCCCTAACGCGGGCGAGGAATACCCGCACATTAGGAAGGTTGGACGCTATCTCTTCTTCGGAATGTGTGCGGTAGGCATAGCCTTAGAGGCATATTGCGCCGCGCGCTGGACCCCGCTCGATAAGGACTTGGCGGCTACGGTTGCCAATATCGCTGGATTCGTCGCTTTCCTGGCGTTGCGCGATATGAGCAAGCGGTGGCCGCAATGACCAAACTCTGCTTCGTCTGCACCCGTAAGCTAGGCTCGAAAAACAAGAGCGGGCTTTGCGTAGATTGCTACCACGGTGCGCCAAAGCATCCGGTGGACAAGTCGAAGGGAACGCCCACCATCCGGTCAATCCAGGATATCGTTGCCCGCCATTATGGGCTTTCGATGACCGATATTATGGCCCCGCGTACCGATGCGCCTGTTGTTCGGGCGCGCCATGTAGCGATGTACATAGCCAAACGGATGACCACCAAATCCCTACCGCAAATCGGTTCCATTTTCAACCGCGATCACACCTGCATTATGCATGCGGTAAAGCGGATCGAGGCGGCGCGGCTGGAGGATGAAGACCTAGACTTCGCCATTGCCGATCTGTCTCGACGTATCACGGCGCAGCATCAGCATGCGTTGAATGAGGCGCTTACGGGGTGGATTGCGTGAAGCGCTTGCGTCTGATTTAAGATGGTGTATTGTGGCGGACGAGCGCTGCTTCGTGGAAGTCGCAGCGCCCGCCACTGGCTGAAAAGGAGCCATCGCCTGTGAACGATATACAACCGCAATCTCCGCAAGGCAACACCAGTTGGATAACTGATCCGCTGGAAATGATCTGCGCCAATTCATTCCGAAATTTCCACGCCAAGGGGCTGGACTATATCTGCCTGCATCGTTCACCGTCGCTGACGGTTAAGGCGTACTTTTTCGACGGTGATCTAAAGGATGTGCCCGAAATTGTAGTCCCGCACGATCATCGCTACGACTTCAAAACAAAGGTGCTTAGCGGCGCACTTACGGACGTACAGTTCCGCGAGGGCCGTTACGGCGAAGGCGAGGTTTACCAGCGCTTTTCTTATGACACCCCCTTGAACGGCGGCAAGGGATTTGATTGGGAGGGAGAAACTCGATTGCGGGTTTCTAGGCGTCGTCCGATGGGAAGGGGAAGCACCCTGTTCTCGCCGTTCGATGCGATTCACACCCTTTGCATAGACGCCCCAGATACAGTCGCCCTGCTTTATCAGTACGACGATATGCTGCCGGTAGGTGTGCCAACAACAAGCTACCGCCTTGGGCTGGGCCACGACAAGCCATCCCTCGATGGATTGTATGATGAGATGACGCCGGACCATGCGCGCTATCGATTGGCAATAATCGAACATCTTTTTGCGCGGCGCGCGTGAACCGCTGGTTCCGCCTATACGCCGACGCAATGCGCAATCCCAAGGTGGCCAGACTGTCCGATAAGGACTTCCGGCTATGGGTTCGCTTGCTCGCTGTGGCATCCGAAAACGAAGGCGCATTGCCATGCTTAGGCGACCTTAAGCATCTGCTTATGATGCGCTTAGACCACCTATCAACGGGCCTTGATCGGCTGATAAGCGGGGGTCTTATCGACGTGCTAGCCGATGGTTACGAACCGCATCACTGGTCAAAATTCCAATACAAATCAGATACTTCCACCGATAGGGTTCATAAGCACCGCGCAAAACGAAACGTTTCAGTAACGCCCCCAGACTCAGAAGCAGACACAGATACAGAAGTAACGGTAGCTAAAGCTACCTTAGCGCGTGTGGTTTTTCCGCGCCCTGATTGGTGTCCCGTCGATCTGTGGGATGATTGGCTAGCGGTTCGGAAAACGAAGAAGGGCCGGAACACAGCAACCGCATACCAAGGCTTTCTGGATGACATAGCCCGATACGCCGACGCCGAATGGACACCTGAGAAAATCCTGCGCCACGCCGTCAAGAAAAGCTGGGCCGGAATTTACGACCCGAAGGAGGAACGAAATGGGCAACGAATTACAAACGGTCGAACGCACCGGCGAGCTGATGACATTGACGAAGCCGCCGCACGTCTCGGCTTTACATGACTTCATGGGCCGCTGGGAGCCGGAAGCCGCCAAGCGCGAGATGGTTCGCCACGGTTTCGACGTACCCGCCATGCTCGCACAGCACCGTCAAGCAATGACTGCATCGCCCACAGATTGGCTCCAGAAGCGGCTGCGGCTGTTGTGGAAGTCCTCCAATCCGGGCGGCGGTTTGGACGCGGCTGCATGGCTGCACGAAACCGGACGACTGTTGCAGGATATTCCGCAGGACATTCTGGGCGAGGCGATTGACGACGCGGTAAAGAACTCGCCCAAGGGCTACATGCCCGGTGTTGGCGAGATACGCCAGCAAGCCAACGCGGCACTGACAGCCCGCAAAACCCAATTGCTGCGCCTGGAGATACTGAGCAGGATGGCTGACAAGCCCGCACCGAAACCCGAGCTTGAGCCGGAATTGAGCGAGGCCGACCACAAGGAAATAGAACATCTACGCAAGAAGTTTGGATTAGGAGAAATGAAGTGACACGCGAGGAATGTGATTTGATGGCGCTTGAGTATCTCCGGGACGGTGGTCCGCATACAATCGGGGTGATCGACACCGAGGAAAAGATGGGCGCTGCACTGGTGTTCGCTGACCTGAGAAACCGGGGGCTGGTTGCAACCGCCAACTTTGGCAGCGGTATGGTTCAGCACACGATCACCAAAGCCGGGCTTGAATTTACCGAAAATAATTCACGTTTGGTCTAACGGGAGATATGAAATGCCGGTGACGATTGAGATATGGCCCCCGCGAGCGGTAGGCGGGCAGCACGTAGGCACAGGGCCTAGTGGTATCCGAGTTACGCACGAGCCTAGCGGCATTCAGGCTTTCGTGGACATTGGGCACTCGCAGCACGTCAACAAGATGATTGCCATGGAGATGCTTGAGGCCGCGCTGACACACCCGCGCTATCGAGGGCCAATCGACTGAAAATAATTCACGATAGAGCGCATTATAGCGCTTGACGGCTGTAACGCTACGTGTAGGATTACGGCAACAGCAAGGGAGCTTGGCAAGATGGAATACGGGATCGACATTCAGGCAATTTACAACGAGGGCCGTGCCGCATTCGCAAGCGGAAGTGTCTTCGCCAACCCCTACACTGATAACTTTCGGGCTGACTTCTGGGCGCAGGGTTTCCACAACGCGGCGCGTAAGGCAAAGCTAGCATGACGCCGGAGATTATCGACGCTGCGATCATTGAGGCCGAGCGCTTCATTGAGCGCGCACGTGAAGCCCGCGCCGCCCTGAATTGGGTTGAGTTCAAGAACGTCAGCGGAGGGTTTTACGAGAACTCCGATACGCGCCGTTCCGCCGCCATGAAGCGGGCTAGTATGGACCTGACGCGCGCGCTTGTGGCAATCCGGAAGCCGGACGCATGACTGACCCCCACGCCCGTCAAAAGCGCTACCGCAAACGCATAAAGGCAAAGGCTGACTCTGCGAAGATCATGGAGGCTGCGTTGCGTGAGATTGTGCGGCTTTGCGATTACGCTTCCGATGGCGGCGACATCGCCCGCAATGCCCTAGCAATAGTAAATCAACACCGGAACAGCGAAGACAACGGAGACAAGCAATGAGTGACAACCGAAGTGCGTTTCCGGTGAATGCTGCCAATCTTGGTGGCCCCGGTTCATATGAAGCCGACCCCGGAATGTCGCTGCGAGACTACTTCGCGGTTCACGCCGATCAGCCGGGCGTTAGCGAGATTGTGACTATGGCTGGTGGGGAAACTGACGGGTTTATGGTCAAGTTCTCCCGCGATAGCGAGGGGCAAAAGTTCAACGATTGGTGGAATGATCTGCCGCTTGCCGACCGCCTCGATCTTTCCGCGCGCGTCCGTTACGCAATGGCAGATGCCATGATGGTGGCCCGCGATAGTCGATCAAAGCCCGAAGGGTGAAGACGCTTAGCGGCTTCATTCACGCGAGCGACGGTGCGTAGCAATCGCCCAAACTACAGCTAAGTCATTATAAGACAACGGAGAGACACAATGAGCGAGATAGAGTGGGATTCTCCCATTGAAGCTTACCACTCGGACGGAAGGGTTGCTCGCGTTGAGTACGTAGGGTTTTCATCGTTCGGCAATCGGGCGGTGCAGCCTAGCAATCGGGTGGACGGGGCCAATTGTTTCAAAGAGGACGGTACAGCAGCGCACGCCGGAGGCTGGAAAATCCGCAACGTTTCCAACACAATATCCCTAGATAAGACTCTATGGGAACGTATCGAGGCGCTGGTACGCAAGATCGGTGGCTATGGCTACGATCAGGATGCTTTGGAAGAGGCTGGCAGATTGGCCAAACTGCTACCCAAGCCACCCGTTGACTCTGACAGCGCTAAGGCGAAGTTGATCGTTGAAAGCCTGTTCCCGGACGCCTCACCCCAGAACGAGAATGCTCTTCACCAGTCCGCCTATGCGGGCATAACTTGCGGGCGCGAACTCGAAAGGGAAGGCAAATGAGCGACTGGATCGTTTACGCTGCTTGGGCCGCTGTTATCGCATACGTGGCCTATTTCGTGTGGCTGGCCTACCTTATCATGACCGCTCGCGAGGGCTGGCAAGATGAGAAGGGCTTTCACTACGGCCCAAAACCGACTAATGACGAACGGAAGGATTGAACGATGTCGCAGGACGGTTCAGATTGGATCGAATGGGCGGGCGGGGAATGCCCCGTTGCAGATGACGTTTTCGTAACCGTGCGCATTCGTGACCGTGCGAAATGTAGGGCAAGCGGCGAAACCGCCGAAGCGTACACTTGGAGCTGGGCACATATACCAGAAGACGCCGGGCAGGACATCATCGCATATCGACTTGCTGAGGAGCAACCCAAATGACCATCGCAATCATCCTCCTTATCGCTGCGCTGATTCTAGCTATCCTGGCAGCAATCAATATCCCTAGCTCGCGAGTATCGCTAGGCTGGGCATCCTTCGCCTGCTTTATCGGATACATCCTGCTTGCAAAGGACATTGTGGTATGAGCGGGCCTGACGCCGATTGGGCTGGTGATTGGCAGGGTGATGCGCCTTCCGTGCGCGCCGAGGCAATGGCGAGGTTCTCCCATACCCCTGGCCCCTGGACCGTCATGATTGACGACACAGGCGACCGGCCAATCGCCGTACCCAGCATTCAAGCTGCGCCGGAATATGACTGCGCTATCGTCCATTGGGACGGCTTCTGGCAGGAGTACTGGCAGTCGGCTCGCGGCACCAAGGAAATGATGGCTAACGCCCACCTGATCGCGGCATCGCCGGATTTGCTTGAGGCCGCAGAAGCGGTGTTCGGCGTATCGGAGGCCAGTCTATTGCCCAAGACGATCCTTGACGCGCTCTCAGGCGCAATCGCGAAAGCTCGCGGCAATGGCTGAAACCGAACGCGAAACCCTAACCCGCAAGCTAGAAGCCTCTAAAGGCCGTCCCGGATACGACACCCGAGTAAAGGCAATAGAGCAGAGACTACGCGAACTGGAGGATGGTGATGAGTGAGGGAATCGACGTACCCACGCTTGAGGGCCTGATGAAAGCTAAGGTGCGGGCGCATACGATGCTGGAACAAGCGCGCCGGAACGTAACCGCAGCCCGCGAGATGGAGCGCGAGGCCAACGAACGCCATGATGCCGCTGACCGCAAGCTGAGCGACTATCTCACGGACGCGCTGGAAAGCTACGCCGCCGAACCACCCAAGGACACACAAGCCTAATGAGCATGTTCCGCACATACGAGCCAACGCCAACGCTAGAGGACTGGTTCAACGTCTTCGCGGTGCGCTATCGCTATGTGCGCAGGCTCAGGCATCGTTACTTTGGCCGTAAAAGCCCACAGAAGCCCCGTCAGAGGCCGGAAGCGACTGCTGCGGCACAATCCCGCCATTCATGGGACGGACGCGCTACTGCGGCTGGCGCTGCGATATTGGGCTTTGGTCAAGTTGTGGCGACGTTGGAGAAACGCAAGCGTGCGATTGGTGACGCCGAGCTAAAGGCCATGATGGCTGCGCAAGTTCAACACATAGCCATGATGCAGTCGCAGAACGATCTGAGCAACAGCTATCGCCAAGCCATGCTTCAAGCGCAAAGCAATTCACTAGCTAACAACGCGTACCAGAATCACGCCAGCAATCTCAATGGCTTACATTCGGCAGGCGGCTCGCTACTCAACTCACTCACGGGAATGCGCTAATGGCTCGCCCAACCGATTACACCGAAGAGCTGGGCCATGAGATATGTTCTCGCGTGGCTCTGACGCGAACCGTGGTGGAGGCCCTCGACGCCGAGGGAATGCCGGATCATTCCACATTCTATCGATGGCTCACTAAGCATCCGACATTACGCGATAACTACGCGCTAGCCTTGGGCTACAGAGCCGAAGCGGACAACGAGGAGCTACGCCGAGTCGCCTACGATATGGACATTCCCTCGGACCACAAGCGCATCATCGCAGACACGCTCAAGTGGCAGCAGGCTCGCGCAAACCCCAAGCGCTACGGCGACAAGCAGCTACTCGGCAGCGATCCGGAAAACCCCCTTCCCCAAAACACCACAATAACCATGACAGACGCACCCGAAGAGGTACTACGCTGGTACGCTGCACAGGTGGAGGGGAAGAAATAACGTTAGTTTCTTACGTTATGGGGTTGACGGCCTTGCGCAGTTAACGTAAGACGGTTTCAACGCAGAGGAGAAACCTGATGACCGACTTCACCCACCTCAACGCAATCCAAGAGCGCCTCTTTCGCGCCCGTGAGCGTTTCGAGACTGCAAAGGCCGGTCAGGCTCGCGACTGGCATGCGCATGAAGTCAAGATGATCGAGCGCGAAGAGGCTAGCGAGTACGAGTTCCTTGGCATTGTCCCTCAGTCGCTTGACGAAGTCCTGAGCGACAGCGATCTGCTCGGGGAGTTGGTGGCATGACAATCATGCTTGAGATGGCCGCAGCGGATGCTGGACGGAGGTCGGCAGGCAATGGCTTAAGGATGGTTGCCCGGTGAATGAGGCTGGCGCGCCTCTAACAAACGCGGACCATCAGCGCGCCTATCGACGCCGCCAAGCGGAAAAGCTGGCAAGGCTTGAGGAAGCCGAAGAGCGGGCAAGCGCTGCGCTGGCCGAAATGGATCAAGCGGTTGCCGATCTTGAGAGCGCGAACGCCAGCATCGAACGGATGCGAGCAGCACTAACCGCCATCGCCAAGCAACTAGCCGACAGCAAAACCGACAAGGGTAAAGCACTGCTGGCTATCGCAGAGGAAGGGCTGAAATGAGCCGGAATCCGCAGAACTGCGGCTCTTGCCGCTTCTTCGGTCACTTCGTGCGAGGAAAACTGACTACCCCCAATCTGTGTCGCCGATACCCGGGCTCTATTCAGAAGAGCTGCGAGGATTGGTGTGGTGAGTTTGTTGTAGCGCCGCCCGCCCGCGCGAGTGTTGTTAGCGCCGACACACAAGAGGATATAAACCCATGACGATGGTAGATCGTGTAATCGACGCGATTAAAAATGTGCCGCTTGATTTCGCTGACGGGGAATTGCTTGGCATGAACGCAACACGCGAGGACGTGAAGATGATAGCCCTCGCCGCTCTTGGGGCCATGGAAGAGCCAACGGAGGCGATGATTGAAGCCGCTTACGAAGCTGAAATCGGCGAGCCGCCCGAAGCCGCATGGAAACCCATGATCCAAGCAGCAATCAATGAGGGTGTGAAATGATCTGGCTGCTCTGGACTGTAATCGCGCTCGTTGTAGGCCTGATATCCGTGTGCCTTGCGATCACGGCATTCCTGGCACTCGTGGACGCAGACGAAGCTGCCAGCATGGAGGATGAATTGTGAGCAAGGAACTAATAGCCCGCGCCGCGACCGGCAGCGCATGGAAACTGCCCTCCGCCGGAATGCCCCCGCTGCATCAACAAGTGCTGATCGAGCTTCGCGAGGGTCCGGGCAGCGTATGCGACGTAGCCTGCTACATCGGCAAGCATCAAGTCGAAGGCGGCGGCATGGAGGACAGGTGGGTTCTCGCTGACGTTCGGTTGGACACCAAGCAGATTAAGCGATGGGCGCACATTTACCCCGAGCCACCACGGAACGAACTTGACGAAGCAGCAACCCTACTAGAACACCAATCCCAGCTAATCGAACAGGCGAGAGAGGCTTTGCGCGTGTTCGCGGCTGTGGCCAATCGTGCCGAGGCAGGCTTCACGGCGAGCGAGGCGATGCTCGGAGGCCCACTAACAGACGATGACGCGGCAATGGTAGGCTTAGGCGATCTGCGCCGCGCTCGGGCCACTCTAAAAGCACTGGAGGATTGAATGGACAGCGGCGCAATCGGAATCGCTGGCTTGATGGGCGGTGTGATGTTTACGCTTATCGCGGTATTGGAAGGCAGCATGGCACCGAAGCCGCGCTGGCAATACTTCGTTGCGGTTGGTTTGGGCATCGCATGTTTCGCGGCAACGGTGTTCGCTAGGGAGCTTGCGGCGTTTCTGTGATCCTCTCCACCGCTCACATTCAAGAAGCCAGACGAGAGCTAGCACGGCGGCATCTAACGGACTTCGCGTGTTCGGTGGACATTCCCACCGTGCCGATCACGGATGACGAAGACAGTCGCTTCGATGAGCTACGCCAGCCCAAGCTAGCCGCACACCACAAGCTGCTGCTTGAGAAGCTACAAGGCATCGAGAACGGCAGCGTGCCTAACCTGATGCTGCTGCTTCCTCCAGGCTCGGCCAAGTCCACCTATGCGGACGTTGTGTTCGTGCCGTGGTTCATGGGCCGCAAGCCGCGCCGCAACGTCATCCTTGCCAGCTATGCGAGTGACATCGCGAAGAAGCAGGGCCGTCGAGCGCGCCAGCTTATCAAGTCCAAGGGCTTCACGGAGATATTCCCCGGCGCAACGTTGAACGCAGACCAGAGCGCTGCCGATGAATGGGCGCTAGCCAACGGTTCCGAATACATGGCTGGCGGCTTGCTGTCCGGTCTAACCGGCAACCGTGCTGCGCTTGGCATATTGGACGATCCGATCAAAGGCCGTCAGCAAGCCGAGTCCGAAACGATCCGTAACAGCACATGGGATGCTTACACGGATGACTTTTGCTCGCGCCTAATTCCCGGTGCTCCACAGGTGATGATTCTTACGAGATGGCACGCAGAAGACCCGGCTGGCCGCATCTTGCCCGAGGATTGGGATGGGCAGAGCGGCGAGTTTGACGGGCGCGACGGTCGCAAGTGGGATGTCATCTGCCTTCCCGCCATCGCTGATCGCCCTGACGACCCCTTGGGCCGCAAGATAGGCGAAACGCTATGGCCCGAGTGGTTCAGCCACGAACATTGGGCACCGTTCCAACGCAACACCCGCACATGGACAAGCCTCTATCAGCAGAAGCCGAGCGCAGATGAGGGTACGTTCTTCAAGGCCGCATGGTTCAAGCGCTACAGTGAGAAGCCCGCTGCGCTGAACTATTACATGACCAGCGATCACGCGCCGGGCGGCGGGGAAGAGCATGACTTTAACGTGTTCCGCGTGTGGGGAATCGATGAGCATCAACATATCTGGCTTGTCGATGGCTACCGTGTGCAAGGGACCATAGACGTAGCGATGGGCATCAAGCACGATGAGATGGGCCGACAGGCGCTAGCCGATGAGGGGGCATTGCCGTTGGTCAAGAAATGGAAGCCGCTTTGTTGGTTTCCCGAGAACGATAACAACTGGAAGTCCGCCAAGCCGTTCGTGCTCGCAGCTATGCAGCGCGTGGGCGTTCGGTGCCGCATCGAAGAGATAAGCACGCAAGGCGGCGACAAGGCGACCAAAGCGCAGCCATTCCAGGCCAAGGCGTCAATGGGCGAGGTTCATATCCCCAACGGATTGATGGGCGATCAGGTTATCGAGCAGTACAAGAAATTCCCAGCTGGCAAGTGGGACGATGAGATTGACGCGGCTGCGAACATGGGGCGCGCTATCGATATGGCTCACCCTGCGCTGATCAAGGTAAAGCCTGTCAGCAACAATCCCACCGACTACAAGCCAAAGCGGGCTATTGCACCAACCGGCGCTTGGGGGTAGATTGCTCGGGCTGCGGTTCAAACGCTAGCAAACCCAAGCTGCGGCGGGTGCGCCAACGCCTTTAGAGGCGTAGTACATCCTGCGTTGTACTCCCCGCCGCAGCTACCATCTTGCGAACCCGTCACGAACCCGCTACGGTACCAGAATACCCGTGATGAAAGCGCGGGCTTCTCTAGCAGAGTGAGGGGGTGATAACGTCCGCCTATGACTAAGAATCCCCTCTCATACGGTAGGCATAGCTATTATCCAGGCGTAAAGGTTGGCCTTGCGTGGGAGGGCCATTTGTCAGCGCTAACTCTGGTTACGCCGAGATACTGGGCGCGGCTGCGGACTCGATGGCTTAGCAATCTGCGCTGGCGGCTGAAGTGCTACCGTAGAGGATGGAAATACCCACGATGACCGTGCAAGTCGAGCATAACCCCCTGTTAGAAGCCATGGGCGTAGCCTCTGGCGCTGATCGCGTGTCCATGGACATTGAGCCGGAAGGTGTAACCGTCACGTTCTGGAGCGGTGAAACCAAGTGCGAGCGGTTCTTTGCGCCGGACGATAAGACGCTGGATGGTCCTTGGGAGGACGTGGCGTTCAAGATTGGCACTGACGCACGCGAGCTTTTGAGCGCATGACGCTTCAAGAGGAAATCGACGCGATCAGGTTCGCCGCGCTTGAGAAAATGAAGGCTCGCGCCAAGTGACAGACATTCTCCGCTTTGATGGCAACGATGATGGCATATCGCTAACGGGCGAATCCGACACGCTGCCCAAGCGCTACCTTGGCGCAATGACGATTGAGCAGCGCCGCAAGCGGTTTGACGAAGCGCGTTCGACGTTGGGCGAGGCCAATCTCAAATCCCAGCGCGACCGTGATTATTATGACGGCCCCGAGCAGCTTAACAGCGAAGTCCGCGAGACGCTGAAACTACGCGGCCAGCCTGCGATCTACACCAACCGCATTAGACCAGCCGTAAACGGCATTCTGGGCGTGCTGGAGCAGGCCAAGGTTGATCCCAGAGGGTATCCGCGCAATCCCGAGGATGAAGAGGCTGCGGACGTTTCTACGAAGGCGCTGCGCTTCATTGCCGATCAGTCCCGTTTTAGCGATATCAAGCAGGACGTAGCCGATAACTTCCTTGTCGAAGGCACGGGCGCTTGCATTATCGAGATGGTGGACGACAATATCGTCCCCACGCAGATTCGCTTCGAAGAGTTCTATTACGATCCCTACAGCCGACGCGCTGATCTGGCTGACGCTCGCTACATGGGCATCGCCAAGTGGATCGACTCTGCCGAGCTAACGAAGCGCTATCCTGATCGCATTGGCGAAATTGGCGATCCGATGCGCCCGCAGGATGGCGGCATTCTGGGCGAGATGTATGAGGACCGCCCCGTCAACATGGCTTGGGTGGATATCAAGCGCCGCCGTGTCATGCTGATCGAAGAGTATGCGATTGAAGAGGGCGAGTGGAAGCGTATCGTCTATATCGCTGCCGGCGTCTTGGAGTTCGACACATCGCCTTATGTCGAGTTCATTGGCGAAGGCGCAACCCGCCCGATCTGCCCGATTGAGGCGGAAAGCTGCTACGTTGACAAAAAGAACCAGCGCTATGGCATCGTGCGCGACATGGTGCCGATCCAGGATGAGGTAAACGCCAGCCGCTCGCGTTCGCTTCACCTCATGAACAGCCGCCAGGTTCAGAACGTCGATCCGATGGCCCCGCCTGTCGATGACGCGACTGTCCGCATGGAGGCCAGTAAGGCTGACGGTGTTATCCCCGCTGGCTGGCAGACCGTAACGACTGCGGAGATGACGCAAGCCAACCTGCTACGGATGCAGGAAGCCAAGGGCGAGATTGAGCGCATGGGGCCAACCCCTGCGATTGTCGGACGCGGACAGGCTGATAGCTCTTCGGGCCGATCCAAGCAGATTAGCCAGCAAGCTGGACTGACTGAGCTTGCCCGCCCGCTTGGCCGTCTCAGCGCGTGGGAGCTTCGCGTATATCGGCAGATGTGGAACCGTGCTCGCCAGTTCTGGACCGATCCCAAGTGGATTCGCGTTACCGACAACGTGCGCGCGCCCGAGTTCCTACAGGTCAACGTTCCACAAATGGGCATGGTGCCGCAGCCCATGATGGGGCCAGACGGCCAGCCGATGATTGATCCTATGACCGGACAGCCTGCGGTGCAGATGGTGCCGGGCCAAGTGGGTGTTGAGAAGCAACTGGCACAGATGGACGTTGATATCATTATCGACACCGTGCCCGACACCGCGACCTTGCAGCAGGAAGTCTGGGCAGAGCTTCGCGAGCTTGCCGCAAGTGGCGTAGATATATTCTCGCCGCAGTTTGAGTTGATGATTGAGATGTCGCCGCTGTCTGACAAAGCGCGCATCATCGAACGGCTCAAGTCGTTCCGCGAAGAGCAGATGCAGGGACAAGCCGAACAAGCCGCTAAGGTTGCCGCAGCCGAGGAAGAGGCCCGCGAGATTGCCAAGGCTGGCGCTATTGCTGACATTGAGAACAAGCAGGCCAGCACGCGCAAGACCAATGCGGACGCTGAGAACAAGGAAGTCGAGACAATGGTTGAGGGCGCTGAGCTATTGTTCGGCGCACAGCAGGAACCGCAAGAGATGGGAATGTGACAGAGGACGATTACACCTTGCAGTTCAACACGGCGCTGTCCCCCGACGAAGAGATAGCGTTCCAAGCGTGGGCCAAGGCGCGCAACAAGCTAGGCGATCTGTACGACTATGATTTGCGGGGGGCGTGGAAAGACGGCGCGCAGCAAGCCGATAATGGCCATTTACCGGACACCTACAAGAAACCCAACCACCCGACTTTCTCCGTCGAAAGCAAATACGTTACACCGGAAACACCGGGCGGGGAGTGGATTGAGCGCGAGCCGGGCAAGTGGGCATTCAAGGCCACGCCTTACAACGTGCAGAACTTCGGTATTGAGGGCTTGCAGGGCTATTTCAAGGAAAATGAGCCTGACGTTGAATTGATCCTGCCGGAAAGCGGGGTTGATCCGATGATAGACATGAATCGGATATTCAAGGGTATTGCGAAAGCCCCAAGCAACGGGTATTAGGATACCATGGTGCCGCCGGCCACAAAGGGCGATTACGGGTGATGGCCCGCACAACCATCTAGGCCGCCGCTAAACGGGCGTGTCGTTCGTCTCCCACGATACGGGAGAGAGAGGTAAGGAATATGGCGGATTTTCTGGAAAGCGTATTGAGCGAAGCAGAGCCGGAAGCCCCGGCAGTTGAGCCCGTCGCCCCAGAGCCGGTAATTGAACAGCCCGTAGAGCCGCAGGTTGAACCGGAAGCCCCCGCCGTAGAGACTGTTACGGAGCCATCTAAGCCGGAACCGGGATACGTCCCCATTTCGGCATTGATGGATGAGCGAGACAAGCGCAAAGCCGCCGAGGCTCGCGCCGCTGCCAACGCTCCCCAGCCGCAACAGGTTCAGGCCCCTGATCCTCTTGACGATCCTGTCGCTTACAACGCTTACCTTGAGCAGCGCTTAGAGGCCCGTGTGGCACAAGAGCGGTTCACGATGAGCGACGTGATGGCCAAGCAAACGCATGGCGAGGACACGGTTAATGCTGCGATTGAGTGGGCTAATCAAAAGGTCCAGAACGATCCCAGCTTCGCAATGTCCTATATGCGTGAAGGCCACCCGATTGACTGGATTGTCCGGCAGCACAAGCGCGATGCGGATTATCAGGCGCTTGGGGGCATGTCCGTACACGAGTTCGTGGAGCAGGAAGTCGCCAAGAGACTGGCCAATACGCAGAGCGCGCCCATTGCGGCAGCGCCTATTCAAGCTGCCGTGCCACCGGCCCCAAGGCCAGCCGCACCGCCGCGTTCAATCGCTTCGGACGTTTCGATGTCCGCTCCTGTTGTAACCGATGCTACGGCTGAATTTGAGGCTATCTTTAAAAAAGGATAGGCCATCATGGCAGAAGTCGTTCTAGCCACTGCGCTGCAAAAGCAGACGTGGAGCACTCAGGTTACCCGTGAATATGTGCGCAAGGCGCGGTTCCTCCCTTACATGGGAACCGACGAAGGCGCGATCATTCGCATTCGCAACGAACTCAAGAACGAAGCGGGCGACGTTATCAACTTCCCGCTGGTCGCAACCATCAAAGGTCGCGGCGTCGAGGGCGCGGAAGTCCTCAAGGGCAACGAAGTCGATCTCGGGCTCGCCAACACGGCAGTCCGCATCAACTGGCTTCGTCAGGGCGTCAAGGTGCCCAAGTCCACCAGCTTCCGCACCGCAATCGACATCTGGGGCCTTGTCCGTCCTAGCCTTCGCGACTGGTCCGCAAACAAGCTGCGCGATCAAATCCTGCTGGCGTTCAACTCGGTAGTTATTCCGGGCACGCTGGACGATCAGGGCTTGCCGGGCACCGATACGACCATCTCGTATGCTCTCGCATCGGCGGGGCAGCGCAACACCTATCTGGTGAACAACGCTGATCGCATCCTGTTCGGTAACGCGAAGAGCAACGGTTCGTCTGGTGTGTTCGCAACCGCGCTCGGCAACATCGACACCACCGATGATCGTTCGTCGGCCACTCATATCCGCATCCTCAAGGAAATCGCGGAGGGCGCTGGTGATACGGTCCCGACTGGTTCGACTGCTGGCCTGACGTGGAAGATCGACCCCATGCAGGAGGACAGCGAGGCGGGCCGTGAGTGGTATGTGTATTTCGTCGGCTCGCGCGAGTTCCGCGATCTGGGGCAGGACGCAACCATCCTTGCTGCTAACCTCCAGGCACGCGCCCGCGAAGGCAACGGCATGGAGAAGAACCCGCTCTTCCAGGGTGGCGACCTTATGTACGAGGGCGTTATCATCCGGAAGGTGCCGGAGATTGACCAGTACATCCTGCCGACTGCCGGTAACGGTGGCACGCCGGTTGCGCCGGGCTTCTTCTGCGGTCGTTCGGCCATCGCCGTTGCATACGGCATGACGCCCCGGATCGTTGAGGACTTGCTGGAGGACTATCAGTTCCGTCCCGGCATGGCCATTGAGGAGCTTCGCGGCGTGATGAAGACCAGCTTTGGCGGTGTTCAGTACGGTCTGGTTTCGAGCTGGGTGTCCGCACCCGCGACTGCATAAGGAGGATTGAACAATGGCAACTTTGCTCAGCTTGGAACTGACGCCTCCGGTCTACCCCGTTTCGGGGGTGGGCCTTGGTGGTCGGAACCTTCACAGCGCGCGCGGCACGTACACGATCAGCGCCGCGCTCGCACTCAACGATACGATCCAGCTTTTCGACATTCCCGTGCGCTCGCGCATTCTTGGGGGTTTCGTGAAGTCGGACGATCTCGACACTGGCGGCACTGGCCTGCGCATCGACGTGGGCGACGTGGACGACATTGATCGTTACTTCGTCGGCGGCGCTGGTACGCCGGGGCCTGTTGCGGGCGTCAGCAATGACGTTGCGGTAACGGGTATCGACTACCTCACCACGAAGAAGACCCGCGTGTATGCGACGGTTTCGACCGCGCCGACCACGGGCGCAACAGCAGGCACCTTCACGGTTGTCCTGTTCTACTCGAACGAAGAGCCTGCATAATGGCTGGCAAGACCATGAGCGTGACTTGGCTGGGGGACGTTGACGCGTCTCGCCAGTTGGTTACGGACGGCGGCATCACCTTCGTAAAGGGTGAGGCCGTCAAGGTTCCCGTTGATGTTGAGTTCAACGGGCGTCCCTGGGCAAACAAGTTTCGTGGCAATCCCGCGTTCGCCGTCGATGAGAAGGCGGATGTTGTGGAAAGCGACGAAGCTGAACAGCCGGAAGAGGAGGGCACCGAAAAGGCCGCTCTAAAGGCTGAGCTTCGGCAGCGCGGCGAGGAGGTGAAGGGCAACCCTAGCCTCGAAACGCTGCGCAACCGTCTCGCGGCACTGACTGCCTAGTAATGGCAACGGCCAGTTCCCTGATCAATCGTGCTTTGCGCAAGATTGGACGCTTGGGCGCTGGCCGTGACGCCCGTACTAACGACGCACAGGACGCGCTCGACGCACTCCGTGGCCTTTACTTGGCATGGATCGCTTCGGGCGCGTTCGGTCGCTTGGCTGACGTGGTAGTCAATGCTGACTACACCGCTGGCGAGAATATGCGCGTGGTCCGCCCTATCGGAGTGACGGCTACCATTACGCTGCCCGACTTCGTGCCGATGTACGCCGAGCCGCTTCCGTACAACCGCGAGCGCCAATACTACACGAATTACGAGTCGGTAGATGGGAATAACCGCCCGCCCCGTGACGGCGCTGTGGTGGTTATCACTGATCAGGCGACCGCTACTAATCAGACATGGATTTATGACGGGTATGTAAAGACGTGGCGCGAGATTGGGGAAATGGCCCTGATCGACAACGCGCCCCTTTCGACATCCGATCCCGAGGGCCTTGCGGCTGTTTTGGCGATGGAGATTGCCGACCAGTTCGCCGGGGACATTTCACCAACCACTGCCCGCGCGGCGGTACGTTTCACCACAAGCCTGACTAGCCGGTTTTCAATGCCGCGACAGGTTTCTTACGGGACTTATTGCTGATGGCCGCTATTATTGATCGCGAAACTAATGTGCGGGGCGTTTGGGTATCTGACGCCACTGGCAACCCTGCGGGAACCGCCGCCAACCCACTTATTGTCTCTGGAGGCGGTAGCGGTGGGACGGCGGATCAGGTGCAGGGAAATATCGCGCACGATGCAGCGGATAGCGGCTCACCCGTAAAAATAGGCGGATACGGCAGCACGGCGGTTCCTACTGCCGTAGGCGCTGGGGACCGAGTGAATGCGTGGTACACGCTGAACGGCGCTGCGGTATCCATGCTCGTAGATACGATTACGGGGAATCCTGTTTACGCCTCCGGCCTGAACGCCACCTCACTGTCCAGTGCGAACCCTGGGCTATGGACAAATTCCAGGGCATTTGTCTGGGATGGGGCCAATGCGATAGCAGCGAGAGGTGACACGGTATCGGCGTTCGCTCGTGCGGCTCCTCGCGCCAAGACGGACTCAGCCGTAACCGCTGGCTCCACCACTTCTCAGCAGTTGTTCGCCGCAAATGCCGTGCGCTCGAAGCTGATTATCCAAAATCAGGATTTGGCGATCAACGTATTTATCAATCTTGGCGCTACTGCTGTTGCGGGCGCGGGAAACGTTCGCATCGCCCCCGGCGCGACATTGGAGCTAACCGGGACCAATCAGGCGGTTAACCTAATCGCAGCATCGGGGACGCCCGCCATTTGTGCATGGGAAATGTAGGATGCCGCTTTATCCCGAAGTGCCCACGGCGGGCGGCTCCACACCTCCCGCCGTCGCTGATTCAGGTTCGATTGGCAGCACGCCTAAGCAATACGCCATGGCGAACCACACGCATGCGAGCAAGGTCCGCAAAACCCGTATGCAGTCCGCTGCAGACGGCACGCTGACTTGGACATTCTCGCCACCCTTCGACGTGGGCGTCGTGCCGCGCGTTATCGCCGTGGCAGAGGCTGCGCAGGGTGTTACCGATGTTATCAACGTCCAGGTGGTGGACACGCCGACGAACACGGGATGCAAGCTGTTGGTCAACCGGACGCAGCGGTCCGTGGTGGCGCTTATCGGGTTGACGGTCCTGTCCATCCCCGCGTCTGTCGGCGCGACATGGACGCATGCAATCGCGTTTGAACCTTAATGCCCATTGTCCCGCTCGGAATTGATGCTTATCGCCGGGATGATGGCTTCATTCCCAGCGCACGGCTGCTGAACCTCCTACTGGAGAAGGATGGTTCTGGAATCTCCCCTGATGGCACGCTGCGCATCGAGCGCCCTCGCCTAACGGTCCTGAACACGCTAACCGGAAAAACGCGCGGCATTATCAACGATCCTGCCACTAACGAATGGCTAGTCGTATCGGGCACCACGTTTTACCGAGACTTCGCCCCGCTTACCGGCTCGATCACAGGCGGCAATAACGTCGCCATGGTAACGACCAAGTTTACCACTGCGATCTGCAACGGCGTCTCGGCATGGCTTGAGGTTGCCGGTGCCGTGGTTCTTGTTGCCATGCCGGATGGTCGTAACGTGGTCGATGTAGACCAGCTTGACGGCTACATTTTGCTTCTGTGCGACGATGGCCGCTATTACTGGATTCTGCCGGGGGAAACCGCCGTCGATCCGCTCAACTTCGCAACGGCGGAAAGCTCTTCCGATGCGGGCGTTGCAATCCGCCGCGTTGGGGATGAGTTCTGGATATTCGGCAGCATCTCGATTGAGCCGTGGCAACCGACTGGCGATCCGGACGCGCCGTTTGAGCGTTCGTCGGGCCGCATCATGGCGGCGGGGTGCCTAGACCGCGATACCGTCCGCCGCTTCGACAATACCCTTTTCTGGGTGCGCGACGATTGCAACGTCTGCCGTGGCGCAGCGGTGCCCGAGGTTGTTTCCACTCCCGCCATCGCAGAACGTGTCCGTAAACGCGAAGGGGCCATGACGGCTTGGACGTTCGGCATTGATGGCCACCAAGTCTATGTCCTGCGCATTCCGGGGCAGGGCAGCTTTGCTTACGACGTTTCGACGCGGCAGTGGTCTGAGTTCGGCAGCATCGGGCAAACCTCCTGGGAGGCGCATGTGGGATACGATGCCAGCGGCGTAATCTATGCCGGTAGCGTTCTGGACGGCAAGGTGTGGACCTTGGCCCCAGAGGGAACGGAGACGCTTGAGCGCATTGTGTCAGCGGCAATCCCGATCACTGGCAAGCCGCCGCGTAACGACAGCCTCACGGTTGGCGTTGGCTGCTCGGCAGATACCATCATGCGCCTGCGCTGGCGGGATGGTCAGGACGACTACCCGGATTATTACGAAGAGCTAGAAGTCCGCGCCCCCTATGATCTGGTGACGCTCTACCGCCTTGGCCAGCCGCAACAGCCCTATCGTGAGGTGGAGGTGTCTTTCGTTGGCTCCGAACGCATCCGTGTCGCCGGGTGTATTGCGAACGGGGCGTGGGATACCTGATGGCGCTTTTTCGCATCAACATCTCACCGCTACAGGAACGCAACCCGATTGTGGACCTTGAGCGCCGCCCTGTTTCGTCCTTTATCAAGGCGCTAAACAGGGCTTTCAAGGCGATTGCGACTGCAATCAATCAGCAGGGCGACATTGTACAGCAATTGGCCGATTTGGCGGGTATCGTAACCGATCAGGCCGCTATTATCGCCGAGCAGGCTGAGTTGATTGATGACCTACAAACGGAACAGGCCGCGACCAATTCCGAATCAAGCATTCAGAACAGCGGCGTAATCAATGAGACGGGCGCGCTGATCGCGGCGGATGATGGGAGCATTTCCGTTGCGAACCATGACCGCGCCTACGGCAATCCGACGCTGAACCCTACGGTTGCAGTGATCGGCCAAGTTATCGCCACGGGCGAAGGTCCGGGGACAATCGTCTATGTGTATTACGATGATCCCACCCGCGCAGGCGGCGCTGTCACGTATCTCTATAGCACGGTCAACGGAGACGCTGTCCAGACTGGCAACAGGCATTCGGTAGGCTCTGCTGAAATCCCCGCTGCCTTGACGCAAGACGGCACCTATACCCGACCGAGGGGCGTGTAATGCAGCTAGCAACCGCTGAACTGGTCAACGAGATTGCCGCCGATCCCAAGGTTCGCGAGATGATGTTTCTCGGCATGCGCTACCCGGATAATGATCTGGATTTTAGCGGCGCGCTTGAGGACAGCAAGAACGTGGCGTTGGAAGAGGGCGGGTTTTGCGCGGTATTCATGTGGTCCGCTCCCGGTGTTTACGAGTGCCATATCATGGCCCGTAAAGAGGCTAGGGGCGTCGAATCCATGCGCATCGGACGCGCGATGCTGGCGTACATGAAAGAGCTTGGGGCCAAGATGATTTGGGGCCAGCCCTCCGTATACAATAAGGCGGCCATATGTTACATCCGCCGCATGGGGCTTAGCCCTGCCGGATTTGGTTCGCATGGTATCTTGGGCGACGTTCAGTATTTCGTGAAAGAGGGTCTGTAAATGCCTCCAGTAGTCATCGCAGCGGGTATCGCCGGAGGGGCTAGCATCCTTGGCGGTGCCATGAACTCAAGCGCTGCCAAGAAAGCCGCACAGACACAGGCTCAGGCGTCACAAAACCAGATTGCCGAATCCCAGCGTAACCAGCAATATCTGACGGGCCTTAGCCAGCCTGCGATTGACCGGGGCAACGCGGCTGGCGACCTGTACGGCAACTTCGTGGGACTTAACGGTGGAACGGCTGCGGCTGATGCATTGGGCACCTATCGAGGCTCTACGGGCTACACCGACCTTGTGAAAGAGGGGTTAGGGGCGGTTAACGCAAACGCGTATGCTCGCGGTCAGGGCGATAGCGGGGCAACTCGTAAGGCGCTTTTGCAGCGCGGCATGGGCCTTGCCGACCGCAGTTCCGGCGATTGGCTTGGCCGTCTCGGTAGCCTGATCAGCAACGGACAGCAGGCGGTTGGCAATGTAGCCGGTGTGGCAATGAATACCACGAACAACATCAACGGCGCGACACAGAACGCGGCGGACGCCAGTTCCAACGCGGCGCTGGTGAGTTCGGCGGGCTGGCAGCGTGCATTGCAGGGCCTTGCGGGTGCTGGTTCGTATGCGCTTGGCTCTAGCTTTGGCAACAATCAGATGCAGCCTAATCCTTACGGCGTTACGGCGCGCGGCGGTGGGGGGATTTACTGATGCCGGTGCAGTGGGGATTGGCAAATGAAGGCGTAGGCAATCCGCTGGATTCGCTGCGTTATTTCGGCCTTGCACAGCAGCAACAGCAGGATCAAGTGCGCCTACAGGCTGAGCAGGCCAAGCTACAGGCCGACCAGCAGAGGCGTGCAAGCCTTGCTGCTGCATACGATCCCGCCACGGGCAAGCTCGACAATCGCCAAGTCTCGCAAACCCTAGCAATGAGCGGGGATATCGACGGTTTCCGCACGTTCAACAAGGGACTACAGGGCGAGCAGGCCGAGACGGCTAAGATGATCGGACAGGTCGCCGAGTGGGCCGACACCCCGGAAAAATGGGGTCAGGCGATCAACTACATGACAAGCAACGGCATTGAGGTACCGGAGCAGTACCGCCAGTTCAGCGAGGCCAATCGCATGGCCGCACTTGCTGTGGGCGGTCGCTATGACGAATACATGGAGGCGCAGCAGCCCAAGTATATCCCAGTAGGCGAGAACGGTGTTGTGAACGTGCGCGACCCCGCTGCGCTTGCCGCCGTGGCCGCTGCACAGGGTGGGCAACCCGCACCACAAGCTGCGCCGCGCCAAGCCCCTGCCAATCAACCCGACGCCGCCACACTCACGCGCCAAGCAGAGCAGGCCATCGCAAACGGTGCAGACCCTGTAGCCGTTCGGGCGCGTCTCCAGCAAATGTTGGGAGGCGCGGGTTCCGGCCCGCGTACCTTTCCCTGATGTGCGCAAGGCTCCGGGTACAATGACCAGCGGACGCCGTACCGAAGCGGGCAATCGTGCCGTTGGTGGCGTTCCGAATAGCTGGCACAAGTCAGGTGATGCCGCTGACTATGCCAAGGATTCAACCACGATGGCTAGACTTCGCGCCTACTTTGGCCCCAGCGCCAAGATCATTGATGAGGGCGACCACTACCACGTACAGGCCCGAGGGCTGAACGCGCCGTATTATGGCAAAAGAGGCACGCAATAATGCAAGACCCATTCGCAGATTTGGTGCCTAAGAAGCAGACGACGCCGGGCTATATTCCGGGGCGTCCTAAGCCGATCAGCCCTGCTGAACAACAGCGCCTTGATCTATCGGAGCGTGGCGACGTGCGCGCCGAGCGCTCTGCCGCGCGCGCGGATGCGGCGGCGGAACGAGCTGCTGCGGCTGCCGAGCGTCAGGCCCTTATCGAGGAGCGAAAGCTAAATCCTCAAACCCCTACAACTCCGGCCCTACAAGAGTCTGCCCGCAAAGAGGCGCTGGCTAAAATCCTTTTGGCCCGTCAGCTTGGCGAGCGCTCTAAGGAGGATAGCTTTGTAGGCGGTGGGTGGCAGTCGTTTTCCGGTATTCCCTTCGTTGGGCAGGCCCCCAAGGATTTCGCCGCCGATACCGCAACGCTGTCGAACGCTGCCGCCTTGCAGCGCATTATGGAAATGGCTGCCACTAACGGCGGTAAAAACCCTCTTACGCCGCTTTCTAACAGCGACTTTCAAGCGTTGGCCTCCAGCCTTACCAACCTTGACCCCGGCCAGAGTGATGAGCAGTACCAACGCAATCTCAAAGTCCCGGTCGAACTTTATGAACGCATGTATCGCAACTCGGGCGGAACCGACCTAGAGAGCGACCTTCGCGCTCTTGGTGGCACCACCTACACTAGCGAGGCTGGTGGCACTCCAGAAGTTATGCGCGGCGCAGGCGAGCGCCGTTTTACCACTGATCAGGACCGCCAAGTTACGGCGGCTGCGCAGCAGCTCTTTGCTGGCGGGGCCACTCGTGAGCAAATGGACGAGTTCGCCCGAAGCTACGGCGCGCAGCCCTATGGGCCTGAGTTGGATGCCGCTATCAAGGCTCGCGATGCCGGGGGCAGTGTAAACTTCATTGCCCCGGAAAGTGGCCGCGAACAAATCTCTGGGGCTCGCGGTGCCGTGAGCAACATGGCCGCATCGCCCCTAGGCGCTGGTATCACAGGCGCTGCCAATGCTCTCACGCTTGGTGGGATAGATGAGATTGCTGGGCTCGTAAACGGACAGGACCCCGCGCAGTTCGATCAGGCCAAGCAGCTTATCCAAAGCGAAAACCCCGGCGCATATTTCGGCGGGGAGCTTGCTGGCGGGCTTGTCGGTGGTGGCACTCTTGCCGCTGGCATGCGCGGTACGCAGTTGGGGGCTCGCCTTGCGGCTCCCGGTGTATTCGGTCGCACGGCCATGGCTACTGACGCGGCGGTAGGCGGCACTTACGGCGCATTGGAGAACAACAATAACCGCGTTGCTGGTGCAGTCGGTGGTGCTGCTCTTGCGCCTGCCGCTGGCATTGCCGGGCGCTCCGCAGCCAATCTTATCGCCCCCACGGTTTCTCCCGCTCTTCGTCGGCTGATCGATGAAGGCGGCAGGCCCACGATTGGCCAGATTGCCGGTCAAGGTGGCATGGTTGGCCGCACTGTAAAGCGTGTCGAGGACATCGTTGCCAACACTCCGGTTGCGGGGGCTACGGTTCGCAACGCGCAGGAACGCGCACAGTCCTCGATCAATACGGCGCAAATCAACCGTTCACTGCGCCCTATCGGCCAATCCCTGCCCAAGAACCTAACCGAAGGCCATGAGGCGATTGACTACGCCCACCGCACGCTGAGCGATGCGTATAACGACGTACTGCCTCGCATCTCCGGGACAGAGCCCGCTGGCTTTACGCGCCGTCTGGATGCCATCGAGCGCCGAGCGAATATCCCGGTTGGCACTGAGGGTGAAAAGGCCCTTGCCCTGGCTCGCCGTGAGGCGGGATTGGCTTTTGACAACGGGCAATATACGGGCCGCACGTTCAGAGATGCGTCTGAGCGTTTGGGTGATCTTTCGCGGGCATGGCAGAAGAGTGACGATCCTTACCTGCGTTATGCAGGGGAGGCGGCTAGCCGAATGCGTGACCAGTTGCACGGCGTTGCTCGCAAGCAAAACCCGCAACAGGCTGCGCGACTCCGCTCGATTGACAAGGGATGGGCCAGTCTTGTGCGCACTGAAAAGGCCGCTCTTGGCTCTGCTGATGGCACGTTTACCGCAGCGGGGCTCAATCAGGCGGTTCGTCAAAGTGACGGCTCAGCACGGCGCAACGCGGTTTCTCGTGGTCGTGCTCTGGATCAGGATTTGGCGCGCGATGCTGTGGCGATCACTGGAAACACTGCCTCGCGTGGTGGCTCTAGCGATTACAACGCGCTCGCCTCGCTTGTCGCCTTGGGCGGGGGCGCTGCTACCGGCAATCCGGCTGCGCTTGGTATTGGCGGGTTGATCGGGGCTAATTCGGTACTGTATTCCGCACCGGCACAGGACGCTCTGCGCGCTCTGCTTACTCGTGCAGCTGGTCCTGGCGCGCGCGGCACGGCAGGCGTGGTGCGTCAATCGGGCCGTCTCGCGCCTATTCTTGGGGATCAATAATGGTTGACGGTGCAAGCGTTACGGTTCCACCGCAGCAGGTAGTTTACCGCGCGCTCAATCCGGCTGATCTGCGCACGCGTGACAGCGACAATCTGGAAACAGGCGCGCTTTCCTTTGTGGCGTCTCTAAACGCTTTTTTCGCGTGGAGCCCAATATCTCTGGCGGTTGATAACGGGGCTACCGTTATCAAGCCCGACGACCGTTCTAGTCTCCAGATGGGTAGGTGGATTTTCTCCTCCGGGGGGAACGTTAGCGAAGCCCCCATCGACGGCACTACTTACGGGCGCAAAGACGGCGCATGGTCCGCTATCGCGGCAGATACTATCAGCTTCCAAGCGCTACCCGCCGATTCTGTGGTCCGTAATTTGCAGGCCAAGAGTAGAGAAGTCGTATCCATTAGGGACTTCGGAGCAATCGGAGACGATGCGGCAGACGACACCGCTGCTTTTCAAGCTGGATTCGACGCGATTGCGAGCGGCGAGATATCGCACATATTCATCCCTGATGGCACTTACCGGGTTGCCGATTCTATCAAGGTCACTTCGCAGGTGATCACGGGCCGCTGTATTACAGGGCAGTCCCGTCACGGCACCGTTATTAAGCAGATGACGGATAACATGCCGATTTTCGAGTTTACCTCGGTCAACCTTCACCACACGTGGGATTGGAGCAATTTCACCGCGACATGGGACAACCCCCAAGATGGCAATACCAATGCTGCGGTATGGCTCTGGACTGGCCTAGGGGCGTCTAATCGCTCGATGTATAATTGCACCTTCGAAAAGCTCTACATCACCAATTGCTATTGGGCGATGAAGGGGGCCGATGTTCTTTTCTGGGGCAACTGCACGCGTGATGTGTGGTGCAGCACGCGCGGTGGTTTCGTTGATCTAAACGGGACGGCTGGCAACCCCAAGGTGCTTTGGGAGGGTATTTACATCTCTGGCGGGGCGGCGGGCGTCTATCTGTTTAACGTGCAGGCTATGAACTGCGAATACCAAGTCGAGGTGAACGGCACCAGTTCCCCAATGATCTTTGACGGCTCTGGCGGCACGCATCACATTCGCCATTGGGCGCTGGAGGTCGCGAACTATGCGGCCTCGGCTATACTGTTTGATGTCCAGAACAGTAAGCTAATCTGCTATGGCACGATGTATGCTGACACGCTTACAATCGGGGCTGCGGCTACCGTGGTGGCCTTCCGGGGGACGCAAGCGCGCTGCTTTGTGGAGAACTTCAAATTCAGCCTTGCCTCTCATGGCGCGGGCTCGTCGTTCTTCGTTTCAGCGTATTCGGCTACCACCGGGCGAAATATACGATTCGGGGATATTGAGGGGACGTTCACCGCCTATGCGGCCACTCCGATTGCCGCGCTTATGGATTTTGGCGGCTCTGTAACCCCTGCATTTGTCACGGTGGACAGGTGGAACGATCCGGGCCGAGCTATCGCCGCTGGGGACGCCGATGTCGCATTGGTTTACGATAGTGCGCGGACGATAAACTTCGGCGTTGCTTTGACAGCCGCCCGCAAGGTTGTCCTCCCCCCCAGCGGGGCAGCGTCGGGCCAGACCATGTTTGATGGCCGCATGTTCGAGGTTGTAAAACTGACTAGCGCGGGGACGGGGTTTGATATCAACATCTACCTCAATGATGGGGTGACGTTGGTTGCCTCTATCCCCGCTGCCACCGCTACGGCGCGTGTTAAACTATCTTTTAGCCGGTCAAATCCATCCGGAGGCGGTGGCCTGGGGTTCTTCACGGTGGTCCCGTAACTGACTTAACAAAGGAGAAGCATAATGGCTGACTACACCTCTATGGACTGCACACAGCTTGCCGCTGCGCTCGCAACGGAAACCGACCCCGACAAGCGCGCGCTGATCGAAGCGGAGATGCTGGTGAAGGCGTGCGGCGATGGTGGGGCCAGTCCAGGCGGCGATGATTCGGGCGGCGGCGGCAACGGACCTCCAATCCACCCGTGAGCCTCGCTCAATTTGCCTTTTACGGCGCACTTGTCGCCATAGTTCTGGTTTGCGCCGCGCACGTTCCAAAAGAGCAGCGCGGCGCGGCCGTACTGGCGGCTGGCATTTTTGCGGCCAACTGGCTGATCTACGTGAGTGCATGGACCTACACGCTGACCGGCCACGATATCTCCGCTTGGGCGCTGGCAAACAGTCTAGGCATAAAGGTAAGTGACGAAGCCATCTGGGCATACGCAGACGCGCTAGCCGCCACTGCGATAGTCTTAACCTGTTATAAGAACTGGTGGGGATTTGCCATCTGGGCACTCTATACCTTGCAGATTTATGTCCATTATGAACGTAGTTTTGCAGCAACTGATTTCGGGTTCTATGCCTATAGCTTGGACTTGCTTTTTATGGCAATGGTCGCGGTATTTATACTTATCGGCGGCAAGGGGGTTTCTGACCATGTATATCGGATTGTTGGCGATCTGCATGTGCGCGGGCTTCGTGGCCTTCGCGGCGCGTTACAGCGGGCGGAAGCGGGAAAAGTAGATGAGCCCTGATGATTTCTGGACGAAGGCCGGGGCCATCCTTATGGCGGCATTGGCTGGGGCGATCACTAGTCTGAGCTTTCTGCGGTGGCGCGAGATGTCGAAGCCTGAAATTCTCATGACGGTGTTTGTGGGCTTTGCGTTCGCCATCATAACCGTGCCGTGGATCACGATAGACTTGCTGCACTTGAATAATGCGGATTCCTTGCGAGCGGGCTGCGCACTGACCTATATCGGGGCGACGACTGCCAACGCGGTTATCCCTGTTATGATTAAGCGTGTAAAGAAGTGGGCATCGAAACTCTCGCCGGAAGAGGATGTAATCCCATGACGGAAATTCTCGCGGCCTCCCTGCGTTTTATGTTGGTGGCGCTGGTCGCCTACAAAGTTGTTCGCTGGGGCTATATGCTAAACCAGATAGAGCGCTTCGGCCTTGGGATTATGGGCGGCTCTGCTTTCCTGACAATCCCTGTCATCCTGGATTCTCACTCTGAGGGCACGCCGTTTGACACTTGGGCTGGCGTGCTTTTGTCGTTCGGGATTATCCTGTATCTAGGTGGCCGTATATCGCGCCACGTTCGACACGAACACAATAACGAGTTGGCTAAGGAGCAATCTCTCCAGCATTTCAGGAGCAAGGCATGATCGACGTAAGGAAGTTCCAAGGCAAGCTAGGCGTCACGGCTGACGGCGTGCTTGGCCCCAATACCTTCCGCGCCCTTTTCCAGCGTCTCGGCGCTGACGTGGGCAACGCTGGCGATCTGGGTATTGCCGCGGCTGTGCATTTCCAGACCTATGGCATCCTCGAAAACGCTAATCGGCTGGTTCACTTCCTAGGCCAGTGCGGTGTTGAGAGTGACGGCTTCAAGGCAATGGAGGAATACGCCTCTGGTGCCGCCTATGAGGGCCGTGCAGGCCTTGGAAACACGCAGGCGGGCGACGGCAAGCTATTCAAGGGGCGCGGGCCAATCCAGACTACGGGCCGCGCCAACTACCGCGCCATTGGCCGTCAGATAGGCATCAACCTGGAACGGTACCCTAGCCTTCTGTCTAACCCCTCCCTTGGTCTTCTCGCCTCGCTCCAGTGGTGGAAGAACAACAATATGAACAAGTGGGCGGATCGTGACGACGCGGTGGCCGTGTCGCGTGGTGTTAATCGCGGCAATCCGGAATCGACCAAGCCTGCGAACCACGAAGCTGAGCGGCTAGCGTTTACGGCTAGGGTGCGGGGGCTGGTGCTGTGAACCAGTGGAGTGATCCTAAGCTATACGTTAGCTGGGCGCTCATCGCATTGTTCGCGTTCGCCTATGTCCGCGACCCTTCAGACGAAACCATGAAGGGTGCTGTCATCCTCGCCTTTGCGACAGCCTACGGGTATTGGCTGGGCACGAATAAGGGCGATGCGCAGCGGACGGACAACACGGGCAAGGCCTTTGATATGGCAAAGGCTGCGCTAGAGGCATCTCCTGCATCCCAGACAAATCAGGACGCGCTTAGGGAAGGTGATACAGTGGAACTCAATCGTAAGGATGACGGCAAATGAAGCTGCTACTCCCCCTAGCCCTTGGCTCCATAGCCCTAGCCATGTCATTGCCAAGCTGCGTCGGTGGCCTAACCCCGCACCAAAGCATGTACGCGGCCTATGGCTCTTACGCTGCCGCCCTGCACTCTGCTGCTGACTACGCCGAGCAACCTTCTGCTGATCGAGCCATTGTGAGCCGCCTGAACGCCATTAACAAGAGCGCGGGGGTGAAGGCTGCTGTAACCTACGGACGGGCCTACACGGCATGTCAGGGGACGAATACGGCGGTTGTATCCGGTATCGACTGCGCCGCGTTCGACTTCCGGGCCTCCACGGCTAGCGGATATGCCTCAACCCTGCGCATTACGGTGCGTCAGCTTCTCACGCGATAGGACGGACAATGGAAGCAACGAACCTCATCCTGCGCCTGCTAGACCTGTTGGTAGCCGGTAGCATCGCCTATGAGCAACTGGCGGCAATGAAAGCCCGCATCGAAGCCATGCAGGCGGGTGGACGCGACCCAACGGCGGAAGAGTGGGATGCGCTGTTTGACCAGATTGATACGGACAGCGCCCGACTGGATGCGGCTGACAAGGGCTAGCCCTCGGGGTTGGTGATGGCTGCGAGCGGCAGGCCCTTGGCAGCGCCCGATGCCAGCATTCCGCACATTGCGGCACAAGTCTGAGCGCCGCGCTTGTGCCACTCGCGCTGATCCTCGGTCACATCGTCGGCGAAAGTGGTTTCCGCCCCAACGCGGCGGCATTCTTCCTGCGCCGCATCGAAAGCCTTCACGCGTTCCCATCCCTCCCCCACTGGCTGACGGGATAGGTGTTGCTGGGCGAGGGCTGCTAGGATTGCTTTAATTCCAGCCGAGTGCGCTCCAGCCCGATAGCCTTGGCGGCACTCTGTCATACCCATCTCGGTATACCAATCATTGACGGCTTTCGCATACACTTGGTTCAGCCGCTCAACCTCCCCCGCTTCCACCCGCGCACGATCTTGTTCACTCTGCATGATTTCGACGCTGCGCTCGCTCACTTGCTGGCCTCCGGGGTTGTTTGGGCGTCTGCCGTTGGCACCGCGCTTTCGTGAACCGCGCCCAAGGTCGCGGCCCTACGGGCTTCAATCGCTGACGCGAGCATTTCCTCCAGCAAGTTGTACTCGCTTACGTGCTGCCTCTCCCAAGGAGAGAACTCGCAAGTGAAGCCATGATACATGTCGATGGCCCCGACAGCGACCGAGCGAATATCGCGATCATAGGCTATCGCTGCACGAAGATGGTGGCCGCTGAATGCCTTATCGGTCAGCTTGCATATGTAAGGGTCCATCTCCGCAGCTATAACGTCCAGAGCCGCGCTAGGGATTGAAGCCGGGACGGGCGAGACGGGAACCGGCTCGACGGCGCTAGCCGCGAAAGCCCGGTCCGTAGGAAGCGCCATATCTTCGTTCTTCACGACTTACTCTCCCCATCGGTGGCGGGGGTTAGGGCGCGGATTGTGGCTGCGATTTCGTCGCGGTTCTTGAGGAAGAACTCCGCAAGCTCGACACGCTCAAGGCGCATGTTCTCCACCCGCCTACCGCTGGTGAAATCGCCCGCCGACTGTATCGCCGAGTTGTAGCCGTTAATGCGGCCCGTTAGCTGGTCGAGGATGTTCACCGCCGATCCTCCGAACAGGTTGTGCAGGTCCACTTCTTGCTGGTCAGGCTTCATGGTTATGATCCTTAAAGGGGTTGGGCAAAGCCTTACGGCCCGCGCTTTCATCCTGACGGATCGAGCCGGTTCCCGTCTCGCCGCTTCGCGTGTCAATCGCTTTTGCGCGGCGTTGACGCAGGACGCAGCGGTTGCGGATTTTAGCGATAGCCAACGAGAATTGCTCAAGTTCGCTTTGCGCCCTAATCCTGTCGCAACAGAGGACGCGCAACTCTTCCTGCTCGTGCGGCTTGAGATGCTTTTGCCAGATCATGACAGGTCACCCCACGCCGCCGCGATGGCGGCCCGCGCGCGCTCGACGTTCGTATCGAAATCGACCATCGCGGTGTGCGTACTGTCGATATCGTTGATGAACCACGATAGCGCCCCCAGAAGCTCCGGAGCGGCGGCGAACAATAGACCGTTGGCACGCGTCTCCGCATCGCCATCCCCGCCACAAAACGCTTCCTCGCGGAAGGCGCTGGCGACCCTGACCGGCCATGGGTCGGCCCAGCCTCTCGATGTTGGTGCGTGCATGACGACGCCATCATCTGCCATGCGCCAAGGGCCGGACGTATGCGAAAGGCTCCTCTCGATTGGCTGTTTCCTAATCTCAATCCCGCCCGTCAAATCAGCGGGCGGCTTAAGCCGGGAAACCAAAGCATCGATCAGGCGCTGCGTCTCTTTGTCTCCGGTCATTTCGACCACTCCGTATCTAGAATTGGCAAAGCATCCTCAATCGCGCTGATGCTATCGAATGCTGCGATGATCTGGAGGCCCCCGTAGCCGGTGTTGGCTAGTGCGGTGCGCTCGTTATCAAGCATGAACTCCAGATAGCGTATAGCATGTTCGGGTAATTCGATTTGATAGTATACCATGTCG